GTGGTTGTTTGTGTTGCTTGTGCTACTTGTGCTGGCTGTGGGAACACCATAGTTTTTAACGCATCTATTACTACAGGCACATTCTTTGTATCTGCTGCTGCAGTCATGGCAGATAAAGCATCACCTCCTGCTAAATAGGTGTTAGTTCCTACTGCCATAATCTCAAGTGCATCATCGGTAAGCCCAGCAGCCCCCCCTATCTTGTCAGTGTATTCAGTTATAAAGTCGGTTAGCCCTGCTACAGTTGAAGCTGCAACACTGCCCCCCTGTAAATACGCATTTAAGCTATTACCAACAACGTTTTTAACTTTATCAATTTTAATATCGGGTAAGTCTATTGTGTTTTTAAGTGTGTTTGTAATTTTAGATGACGCAGCATTATAAGCTGTAGAACCTGCCGTAGCAATAATAGCAGTTTTTAAATCGCCCCCAGAAACTGCGGTGCTTATGGTTGTATCTGTTGCTAACTTAATTATATCCTCAGATACATTAATATTATTTGCTATAGTTTTTGCAGCTACTTCTGATACTCCAGAAATGACTTCTCCTGCTCCAGCTGTAGCTACAGTTTTAAGAACAGCCTCTCCAACACTCGCACCTTTATCTACTTTTCCTGCTGCTGATAATGTTGTAGCCGCAAGAGCTGATTGCCCTGCAGTCAATCCCACAGCTGCCCCAGCCCCCCCTGTTACTGCTATTGCAGCAACCTCAAATGGATTTTCTCTAACAAAATCAAGTACATCATCAACAGTATCATCTACAAATTCAGCCACATCCCCAAGTGCATCGCCTACAACACCACCTATTTTTATGCCAAAAATACTAAACCCTTTTTTAGGTTGAGGAGGTGGTGTTTTTGTAGCCATAACACTACCAATAATACCCCGCATAAAACTACCAAGAGCTTGCGAGTAATCATTTGCCCCTGCACCTTCACCTGCATAAATACCAGAACTAAACGTATTAAGACTATTTTGGAGATCGGTATAGCTCATACCTTCGTATTGTTCTCTATAATCGTCTGCAAAATTTTCAAAAGCGTACGTAGCCATATTACTCCAACATTCTTATGGGTTGTTTACCAAATTTAACAAAAATACCGTTAGTTTTAGCATTAGATCCTACAGAAGCAGTGGTATCTACAGTCCTTAATTTATTACTAACTAATGTCATAGCAGGAATAAGTCGTTTATCTTTTATTTCAGATATATAATGTGTTATACCTTCTCTTTGTAAATGAGCTAAGTAATTATAAAAATTTTTTACAAAGTTCTTGCCAGTATCTACATTTAAAAATCTTCCTTCTAACTTGTTAGGAAACTTTAGTCCACGTTGGGCTATAAAAAAAGTGTTTCCTATCTGTATGGCTTCCGTAGTTTTTAAAGATAACTCTGCTATAACTTTAGTAGTCATATCTTGTATTGAACTAGGATCTGCATTAGCTCTTTTTTCTAGTTGCAAAGCTCTTATAATTAGCTCTCGCATATCTAATTTTTTATTTTTGCTGTCAACTAATTGCACTAAGTTATCTCCAAAATACTAGCTACAACATGTAATCTGTTTGCTGTGGCGGGTGTAACCTTTAGTATTTCTGTAGCTTGAAGCACAAGAGGTGCAGATAATAACTCTGTAGTTCCGTTAGCAGAAATAGATTTTGTTTTAAACAGGCTAAACACATCAGACCCATTTGTTAGTGTAACTGTTATTGTATCTGCATTACCTGAATCTTCAGACACAAGAATAGACTTAACTATAGCAGTAGTGGATGCTGCACAAGTATATAAAGTTGTGGCTCCCGTACTAGTTAAGTCTGCTTTTGCGTTTGTGTATGTATTCGCCATTATCCCATAAACCAACTAAATGAGTCGGACCTATCCGCTAGAGATGTGTCTCTTAACGTGTTATCAATCTGGTTAAAATATAAACGTATAATATTATTAAACTGGTTAAAATCCTCTGCATTATATTCTTCTGGAGGGATTGGTAAAACAGGTGCTTTAAATCCTACTTCATATTCAGCCATTATCTCCTCCCATCTGGGCGCATGTCAATAGAAGGTACGCCAAGTTGCCATTGTACACCTGTAGCAGTGGATTCTATTTTCATAGCCATTTGTCTACCTCTTAACCTAGTGTGTACTTGTGTTGTATAAACTTCAACGGGTGAAGTGGCAGTTCTTGTTATAGTTCCTGCGCTTTCACCACTCTCAGACAATGGTGAGTTTAGACCAGAACCTGAAAAACTAGAAGGACTAAGAGTCATGGTTATTGCAGGAGAATCTCCCGTTGACCCCTCAAAAGATATGTCAGGAACCATTCTTCTTACAAACATAAATTTATCACCATCATCTAAATCAAAATCTGCAGAACTAATAAATGCTGATATCGCAGCTGCTGTGCCTGTTTCATTGTCATCAATACCTCTTTCATGATCTACCAGCACTCCATTATATGTAGCTGCTAATGGAAAGTCTCTAAGACCAGAATCCATCCAAGCAGATCGAGCCATGTTACCATAATACCATATGTTTTCTGCATAGTTATATATTACATAACGATCTACACTATCGGAGCTTGAAGAACAATAAAACCACCAGACCTCGTTAAAAGCTTCATTAGTACCACCAAAAACTTGGGTAAGCTGATCTACGTTAAAATCATTAAATACATATCTTCTCACATCACAAGGTAATGTTTTAACTCTACCATCATACATGTAAAATTTATCTTTACCCATCCAGTACGATATACCATTTGCCATGGTCGCAGCTTTTATAGAGGCTATTGATATGTTTTCACCTATAATCTGTGCGCCCCACACACCTGAATTTATACCCACATATTGCAATGAATATAGAGAAGAGTCAGTCCAGACAAGTAGCTCTTGTCTAGCTTGTATCGCAGCAACTATCTCTGTCCCTCTAGATAGTCTAAGGCTACCTGCTTGGTTAGTAGCAGATGGATTCCATTCTACAGCACTTTCTTGATCAGACCACCTGATAAGCATTGGGTCTTTTGTAGCAGAACCTATAGGCGTTGTTCCCATACAAAAAACAAATCTATTAATATCAGAAACTATCATAACATTCTGAAGACTAGGAACTTGTGAAGCTCCTGCTCTACTGCTTAACAAAACACCTCTTGTATCTGTAACTCCTGATGACGTGTCATAATAATATAAAGGACCGTTACGAAAACCAAATATTAAGTCCTCTCCAAAGTTAGATTGTGACCATATTCTAAGCTCATCAAAGCTAGATTCCCCTTGGTTCCAAGCTCCAGATCCCCAAGTACTAGCCCCCCAGCCTTCTAAGGGTGTAGCAGAAGTAGAACCTGCATTTATTTGGTAAGTTCCTACAACAGAACTACCTCCATTACCTGTATCTGAAGATGTAGAAACGATATCTGAAAATTTATTTGTAGTATTACTTAAACTTTTTGCAACTATTGTGTAGGTATTTGGACCTTCGATAGATTGTATTTTGTATTCTTGATTTAACACATCTGCCGTAATAGCCCCACCTAATGTAGCAGCTCCACTAAACGTCACAAAATCAGATAACACAGCACCATGGCTAGCGTCAGTAACCACTAAAGTAAAAAAAGAAACTGTAGCCCCTGAACTGTGTGTAGCTGCTGTGGTGCTTGTAGCTACATCCTCTACTATTGAAGATGCGCCTCTAGTACAACCTGTTAGAGAACCATCTTTTAAACCTGTGTAGGATATAACTTCATTATCTATTTTTACTAAACCTGATTCAGGAACTCCTGAAATACTAGCTAAAGGCCCTATGGTAGCAGTCGTTGTTGATGTTACAGCTGCAGATAAAGTAGTCTGTAAAGCAGCGAATGTAACATCTCCTGCAGAAGTAGTGGTTCTTATAGGGGTAGCATCATTGTAATTACCCCCACTTTCTATATAAAATTTTAAATTAGTTCCGATCCCAAGTAAACTTTGCCCTGCTAAACTTACCCAGCTAAACAAAGAACGAGCAACACCTTCAAACTTTGCTACATTAATACGTGTCCAACCACCTATCTTTTCAGGTAGTCCTTGTCTAAAACGCACGTTGTTACATTCGTACCAGCCACCTTCATTACTATATCTAGTCCGTTCTCGGTTTACCCCAGGTTTGAAATCTAGTTTTTTAAGTGGCATAACACGTTACCGTATAAGCTCGAAGTGAGGTCCATCAATGAAGGGGCGTCTACCTTCGCTACGTCTTAGGTCAATATAGCTGTTCATAGCACCTTCCATGCTACTATTCCATTGAGCTATATTTCCTATGCTCCACGCTGCACCCCATTTAATTGGGACATTATGTGTTTTAGCAGCTTTAGCCATCGCATCAGCAATATCATCGTAAAGATTCAACTCCCATGATGCCCTCGAACCAACATAGGCCATGAGGTCGACAGCCAAACCTTCAAGGTGTTTTGATTTCATAGTCTGGCTCGCGCCCTTGGCAACAAGCTCTTTCTGTTCTGCTTCCGTTCTCATCCCGCAAATCACACCGAAGTCCACCTTAGACCATTCTATGGCAGAAGTAACACACTTTACCATATCTGGATGTACACCCTCTAATTTATCTAGAGATCTTTGACTTAATTTAAAACTCATTTTGTTAACCCTTTCTGCTTTTCATACGTTCTTAATGAACCGATTCCTAGCATTCCAGCCAAAACCGTAAGAAGTGTATTCATGTCAAATTTTGGTAAATCTGGTATTTCTATACCAATCA